TTCCCGTGCCGGGTGCGCTGGTGTCAGATGCTCTGGTTTGTCGCTAGTAGGGATATACGCCACGTTTACTCCTTGCCTGCCCAGCTGAAGCAGACTCGCATGGATGCACACTTGAAGTTCCAGGCCTGGCAGTAGCCGAGCTCTCCGCCCTCGATGGCTCGTTCGGGGTCACCCTCTCCACCGAGTCCGGTCTCGATGCACTGGAGCATCTGCGGAGTCTGGATGAAGAAGGTGCAGCCCTCGCAGCGCATCGACATCACGTTGTCGACGGTGTCGTTGAACTTCTGGGCATAGATCTCCCAGAACGGCAGGTTCTCACCTACGTCGTCGAGCTGTGGATTGACGGGACCGTACTTGGCTTCGTCGATGGCTTTCTGACGATGCTTCATGTTCAGGACGATGTCCTGCGTCACCCGAGGGCACCTGTCCGTCTCACGGGCGTCCCGCTTCGCTCGGTCGATGATCTCGTGTGATGTTCTCGCCACCTATCCCTCGTATTCTTTGATCATGGCTTGGATTTTCTCCCAGCCAGCTTTTTGGTCGAGAGGGGGAGCGAGCTCTGGCCTGAATACCATTGTGGTGCGCAGGATTTCGGGGTCGATTCCTCGGTCTACGGCTTGCGCGTAGTCGATGCTGCCGTCGAGGAAATCAGCCAGGTCTTGCCCCTGCTTCTGCTCCGACAGGATCTTCTCGGCCATTTTCATGGCGTCCTTGGATCGGTCCCCTGCGCGGATGGCCTTGAACACTGCCTTGGCGCTATCACCGAAGACGGGGAGGAACCCGACTCCAGCCATCACCATTCCGAGAGTGTCGTTGCTGCGGATTGCCGTGGCGAGGTCCTTGACGTCGATGGCGACTCCCGCAGGTGTGGCTCCCGCAGCAATCTCGGTAGCAACCTTCGCAGGACCGAGTTCCACCGGTCCCGTGGTTCCATGTCTCGTCACTCGCGTCTTGAGAGGCTCGGCTGCCTGCGCTGCCTGGCTGCTTGCGACAGAGGCCTCCCAGCGCCCCTGCTGCTCTGGGGTCATCTCTGGACGCTTCAACGTTGAGCCGCCGAGACGTATCGCCTCTTCGTCCTGGGCCGACCGACGCATCTGGTTGATCTTGTTGTCGGCTTCGTTCTTCAGGTTCAGGTATTCATCGGTGGGCATGGTGTCCTCTATTTGGCGGGTGCGCCTTCACGGATGGGTGCCCCTCCGCCTGCGGCGAGAGCTTCTTCGGGTGATTCTTCTCCACCACCGCCTGCCAACATCGCCAGCAGTTCTGGCGGGATGCCTTCTGCACCACCTTCACCGTTTGCGGCGACAGCAGCACCACCGAGGGCTTGCTGCTGGGCTGCTTCGGCCTGGGCAGCGGCAGTGGCTGCGACGTCTTCTTCGGGCAGTAGGATGTTGGCAGGTAGTCCGAGTCCGGTGATGAGTTCTTCGGTGAACCGTCTCACATCGACGTTCGGATTCTGCATCAGGAAGGGCAGCAGGTTTATCATGGTCTCGGCGAGAACACTGGGGTTTTGGCGGATGGGGTTGTAGCTGACCATGGAGAAGCTGACGTCCACGTCGTGGATGTCGGGCAGGTTGACGGTCGCCCAGCGACGGTTGCCCGCGACCCGGACCATCTTCTCTTCCTTCATGTACTTGCGGCACAGGTAGAAGGCCTTCTCACCCACGCTCTCGAGCGCAGCGTTGACATGACCCTCGCGGGTCGCCAACCTGGTCCGCATCTGGGCATCGATGATTGCCATCTCGGTAGCTGTCCTGGCACCTGTGACCTGACCTCGTGCAGCCTCGGCCAGGGCGCTGATGAAGGCGGCATCGTCTTCCTGTCGAGCCGTGAACTCCTTGACGCCCACAGGGGTCTGGGGCTGAGGCATCTCGTAGAACAGGGTCGCCAATGTGCGCAGGGCTTCGCTGTTCTCGGGGCTGATTCCGATGAAGCTACCGCTGGATGCCTCGACGGCCTTGTTGAGGTCCTCTTCGCTGATGCGCCCAGAGTCGTAGAGGATCCTCGGAATCATCAGGTAGACGATCTGCTTCATGTGTGTGAGCAGGTCGTTCACGGTCTCCTGTTGACTGAGGACGAGCTGGACCTCGCTCAATCCCAGACAGTCCACGCCCGACTGGTTCAGTGAGAACATGGAGTAGGGGATGTAGTCGATCTCGTCCTCGAGCACGATGGTGTCGGCCTGTTGGACGTAGTGCTGCACGATGTTGTGCTCGCGGTCGTAGTACTCCCAGACGGTGACCCACTGGAACGCATCACGGACGGAGTTGGCGTTCTTCTGGTTGCTGCCGCCCAGCATCCACGAGGGATAGCGGTCGGGCTGGATGTCTCCCATCCGGTCGATCTTGTACATGCCTGACTCGACCCGCTTCTCGAACTCCGACCAGGGAAGCACGGTGGCCTCGAGCCAGTAACGAATGTCGTCCACGTCCCGGACGGTCAGGTCGAAGAAGATGGCGGACGGGTCGACGACCTTGATCAGGGGCCGGTCGAGGGTCTGGCTCCAGCCTGTCTTGAAGATGCCTCGCTTGCACAGCACCGCATCGATGAGCGCCGTGGCGGCACGGCTCCGCATCCGGTTGGTATCGAAGATGTACTCCAGTAGGCCGTTGACTGCGGGGAGCGCCTGCTGGCTACGCGGGTTGCGCGGGGTCGCCGCGACCTGGGGGTTCGGCCCGAGCAGTGCACTGATGGCTGTGTCCGCGATGGCGTAGATGAGGTTCTTGCTGCAGAGCATGCTTCGCAGCTGGCTCGTGTCGACGAGTGCGCCCTCCGAGGCCTGGTTCCAGAACTCGCCACGGTAGTAGCGACGAGCCTTGTCGAAGGACTGCTTCTCGTATTGGTCGTAGTACCGGCGATGGCGGTCGATGAGGCTCGATAGTTTCGGAGTCAAGGTCTACTCCTCGCGAGGCGCTTTCGCGCCACGAATGTGAGCAATCTTCGGAGCTGTCCCCATCGCGGAAGCCCGCAGCCCTTTAACATCGACCCCAGCCGCGACGTCACGAGGCGGGAGGCCCCATATGTGGGCTACAACATCGTCAAGTAGTGTCGCTGCGGGAAGCCCGTAGCGCTCTGCCAAGCCTTTTTCGTTGGCGAGACGCCGCACATGGTCCATGTAGGCTTGAACCTTATCTGGGTTCCAATCAGGCGGCGGAACTTCAGGAAGCTTCTCTGCAGACGCAGGCGAAGGCGCTTGCGTTCTAGCCTCGGTTTTCATGTTGTGGATGATCTCGTCAGGTGACTGCGTGTATTTGGGGGACATCACTACATCCAGTTGCGGGGAGGGGGCTTGAAGGGGTTCTTGCGCTGATTGCGGTTGTGGCGATTGTACCGGTCGAGGTCCGCGATTGTAAGCTGACCGGGATGCCGCTCATTAACCTCTTCTAGGTTATCTGGCGTGAAGTGGCGACGGGACAGGATGTCGGCAGCCATGACAGCGGTTCTTGCGCGGTCGAAGTGGTGGGTCTCGCCGTCGAGGCCCTTCACTCTCTTCTTGCGCGAACCATCGTAGTTCAGCAGCTGGTGGAGCAGTCCCCTGGACCGGAGCTCGATGTCTTCCTGTCGGAGCATCCGAACCAGGCGAGCCTCGGCTTCCTGAATCCGCTTGTCGGTGGCGTACCAACCAGGATGGTTGCGGTTGGTCCACAGCAGTTTCCTGCAGCCGCCGTCCTTGAGCAGGGCGATACAGGCCGTGGCGTTGGACTCCACGGCGAGCAGGGCACCGTTGTACCGGGCCTGGACCTGCAGGAGTCGTCGGGAGAACCGGTCCGGTGGTTCTCTGTCCTCCCAGAACGCAACCTCTCTCCGCGTGATGGCGTTCCAGACAGTCAACGCACTCTTGTCGCCGTCTCCACCGAACCCCGCAGGGTCTGCAGTGATGACGTACTTGTCCCTGGGCTCGGGGGCGTCGATCTCTCTGCAGCCGGACAGGGCTACTGGAGGATCATTGACCGCACGTGCCAGGAGAGGCTTCAGTATCTCTATAGGCATAACCGGTGCGAAGGCGCCGAGCCAGCCATCATAGGGGTCTGAGGGGTACTTACTCGAGAAGAGTCTGGAGTCCCCTGCGAACTCGGTCTCGAGGGCGAGTCGGCGGAACGCCAGGTTGTCGAGAACCATGCCCGGGTGCCTCGACATGTATGTCTTTTCTTCTTCGGTGGGGACGAAACCGGCAGGGCTGACTCGACAACTGGGGTCGTGCCACCACTCGAGGAACAGAGAACTGAAGCGACCTCGCCCCTCGAGAGAAGACTGCCACATCTGCTCATGGTGACTGCCAGATCGTCCCGGCGTGGACTCCAAGATGACGCGGGCGTTGGGCCGTTTGTTCAATGTCGGGAAGATGTTGATCGCGGCTTTACGCTGCCACTGAGCTTCACCGAACTCGGTGATGACGAGGCGGTCGATGGAACGACCGATGGCAGGACTGCGTCCACCTGCAGTCAGGATCTTGATGGCGCCTCCGTGACAGAAGTGAATCTGGGTCGCACCAGCCTTGCGCCCATGAGCCAGTGGCATCTTCACGTCTTCGGGGAGTCGGTGGTAGGCAAACAGGATGCGCTCGAAGATGTCTTCAGCGGTGTCCTGGCGCTCTGCAATGAGTAGGCCCTTGATGCCGTTGAGGTACATACAGTCACGCAGCAGGAGCATGACACTGACGGTTGTGATCTTGGCCTGCCTGAACTTGTTGACCATGACCCAACGGTGGCTGCCGATAGAGTTGAGGAACTGCATCTGCGTGTTTGTCGGGTTCATGTAGCCCATGGACTCATCTTCTCGGATGATCTGACACATGCTCACGAAAGCAGACGGCGTGGAGAACATGGCTTGTATCTTGCCCATGTGCAGGCCGGGCGCTTCAGCGAAGTCGGCACCACCAGACACACTGGTGCCTGTCACAGGCTGAATCAAGCTGCTCATGATGAGATGGTATCATGGAGTTAAGGAGGAAGCACTGTGTGCGTAGTCTTTCCCTCTTGGGTATAAAGAGGTACAGTTTCTTGCAGGAGCCATCATGGCAGAGAAGTGGATCAAGGGCGCAATCAAGGAGCCGGGTGCTCTGCGTAAGTCCCTGGGCGTCAAGGAAGGCGAAACCATTCCCAAGGATCAGTTGGCTGAGAAGAAGGCTGAACTCGAGGAGAAGGCTGAGGGAGACAAGACACTGACTCCTACGCAGCGCAAGCTACTTCGACAGATCAACCTGGCGCAGACTCTGGCCGGAATGAAGAAATGACATCTCCAGCAGACTTGTCGGCACAGCAGGTTCAGGAAGAGAACCAGGCACTGACGGATGAACAGCGCAACATGGTGAAGATGGCGCTGGCCGAGGAGGCGCAGCTCGCTGCACAGGCGCAGCTGCCTCAAGTGTCCGCTACGGAAGAGACGTTGACAGGTGCGGGCAAGACGCTTTCGTCGGCGGCAAAGGGTGCGCAGATCGGTGCCGCGCTCGGTACAATCGTCCCTGGAGTGGGTAATGTCATCGGGGGTGCGATTGGGGCCGGTGCGGGTCTCATTGGTGGAGCGGCTGTTCGGGCCGCGCAGAAGAAACGCGGGTATTAATTCCCAGAGGGTCAAAAAATAGACGCTCACCCTTGCGCCGATAAATCCGCCGTGTAAAGATAAATACGCACCCAATGGCGCGGGTAGCTCGAGAGAGTCCGTTGATAGACGCCACGGGCAGGCAACCACGCATTTCCTGACCCTTTCTCAGGCTGAGCACTTCTTGGTGCTCGCCCGGAGTAATAATGTCTATCACGACTGAAGTTCTCAACACTACGTTTGCGGACCTGAGGGGGCCCCTGGTCAACTCGTTCGTTCGCAGCAATGAGCTCTTCGACGCATTGATGTCCAAGGCCCGTATGCCCATGGAAGGCGGCTCATATATCGAGCGGACTTTCTCGGGTGGTGCTCCTGCACGCGGTGTCGGCATCTACGTCGGCGACGAACTCCTCAACATGACGCGACGTCAGCAGATCAAGAAGTATCAGGTCGAGCCACATCGCCTGGTGGTTGCTGTCAACATCCCCAAGAAGGAGTTGATGTTCAACAGCGGCAAGCTGGCTATCGTGCGCCTCATCGAGGAGTACCCAAAGACTACAATGGACGCCGCTCAGGCCGACATCAACGCCTACATCCTGACAGGTTCCAGTCGCGGTCTGGTCTTCCAGACTGCCGAGCTCCGAGGCCTCCTGACCCTCAACGGTCAGATCTCCTCGGGTATCGGTACTGGGGTCACCAACGGACTTCTGGACTTCTCGACTCCAGCTACGCAGACGGACACCGTCCAGAACGTGGCCAAGTCCAGCAGCTACTTCCACTTCAACAACTACGGTGCGATCACGGCCTTTGCCACTGACGGCATGGCTACGCTCCGGAAGACGTACCGCAAGTGCGCGCACTACGCGGGTGGAATCGGCAAGGGTCCTGACCTGTGCATCATGGATGACGACACCTACACCAACTTCGAGGAGAGCCGTCTCAACCTCGTGCGGGTCAAGGTCGTCGAGGACAAGACCGAGAAGTCCAACATGCTTGGTCTCGATCTCGGTGTCGCCAAGGTGTACAGTTCCATCGACCTCGACCGGAGTCTGTTCACGACTCCTGCCGACGTGGGTGTGACCTACATCCTGAACACCGACTTCATCGAGTTCCCGCTCCACGAAGCTCCCCAGATTGGAGAGTTCAAGGAGAGGGTCGGAGATCAGGACGTTGTGACCTCGATCTTTTCGATGCAGGGTAACCTTATCAGCACGAAGCTTCCTGCCCAGGGAGTGGTTGCTGGTGGCTCGGCTTAGGAGGCCCTCATGTCATACGGAAACCAGTTCAAGTCTGAACCACTCACTACGACCTACACCACTGAGCAGTATCCTCTGGGTACGATCTTCGTTCAGCAGGCGGATGAAGTTGCTGCGGCGACTCACACTGACGGCACAACCTCGTTGGGCCTGAAGGGTGATCGCACGTGGATGTTCGTGCAGGCGGGTGTGGCCGTCAATATCTACGACGCCTGCGTCATCAACGCAATCGCAACGCCGCTCGTTGTGAAGCCTACGGATGCCGATGGCTCCGCCAACTATCTCTTCGTTGGCGTTGCGCAGGGTGCAATCGCGCTCAACAGCTACGGATGGATCGTCGTTCGGGGTGAGTGCGTTGTCAACGGAGCCGCTAGCATCACTGCCGGGCAGCTGCTCGATACACATGGTGGATCAGCGGCTGGTCAGCTCAATGATGACACCACTGTGGCTCAGCTCGTCGGGCGCGCTCTCACGGGTACGGGTACTCCGGTTGCCGCGACTGTGGCTGCTCGGGTTCCCCTGCTGTAGATAGCCTCGAAGCTACCTGCGTGCTACACTGGGCACCTGAGGGGGCAACCTTTCAGGTGCCCAGTCTCGTCTTGGAGGCGTGAATGGATGTATCTCTCGGCGCGCTAAGAGACCGCCTCTTCAGTTTTCGTTCCTGGGACAGCTCTGGTTCGACGCTGAACAAGCGAGTTCGTGAGGCGTTGAATACTGCCCTGGACCGGTTGGCTGGTGATGTGCCAGAGGCCCTGGTCCCTGACGAGGAACACGTTGTTCTCTACGCGGATGCGCTGGGCACGGACACCGATATTGATGCGCGGCTGAACTCTACAGCTGACGCTCGCGTGCTCAAGTTCTCTGACTCGTCGTCTGCGGCTACCGCTATCTCGTCTTCATGGACACCCTCGGTCGATGGGACCTGGGATGGTGTCATGCATCTCGAGGTCAAGGACCCATCGGATGTCTGGCACCGTCGCCAGTCTCGTGAGTGGTGGCTCGACAGTGGCTTCTATTACGTCACCATTGACCGTCCGTGGAGGAACGCAACCGACACGTTGATGGAGTTTCGCGCCCACCAGCCCGAGTTCTTCGTGACCGATGATGTCATGGAGGTGCTCGAGCCTGCTCGAATCTGGGATTCGACTCGGCAGCAAGTATGGTCTATCGACACGGCAGGTGCGTATCGCCAGGACATGCTCGACTTCCAGGGCAACAGCAAGGCGCGCCCTTACCGCATGTGGCGGGGCCGGCACTTCCAGATGCCTACGCCGAGAGCCGCCCCGACAGCCACTTTCACAGTGAAGGATCAGAAGAACCCCGACACGTCGCTCGAGTGGGTGGGTCCCGAACAGAAGGGCAAGTTCAAGTTCTGCTACACCATCGTGTGGGGTCGACGAGACACCGAATGGCAGGTAGCCCCCGGCGGCATTCAGGATCCTGCTTGGGAGAGCGCTCCTTCTCCGGTGAGCGCCGAGGCTGACAATGCGAGTGTGGATACGAGTACTTCGTATGACGGCATTGTTCTCCGCGCCGAGAACATCGACTACATGACGGACTTCGACCGCATTGTGCCTTCCGACGCCCCGGGGACGATGCTCAGAGACCAACGCTCTGGGTTCCGCATCCGGTTCTACGCGGCTCGAGAGAGCTTCGAGCTTGGTGCGTCATCGGGGGCCAGTGGTAGCGGTGACAACAATATCGTCGAGTCGGCGGGGATCTATTACCTGTTGGCTGAGATCGAGCCGGGTAATGCTGCAGGTGTTGTTACGCCGACGACCACGTATGTCTGGACAGGTGCAGCCATTCCAGACTTCTATCGGCCCCTCAAGCACAGCACTGGCTACTACGCATGGAAGGTCTTTCCGCATCAAGATCAGCGGTACGAGCTCGACTTCCGAGTTCTTAGGCTACCTCGCGCGTTCGTCGATGACAGGGACACCGCTCCGATTCAACGTGATGCCGTGCCCGCGTTGCTCGAGCTTGCGCTCCACTACATGTGTCTGCTCGACGGTGTCGATCAGCAAGGTGCACAGATTCACCTTGATCGATTCCAGACTCTCGCGCGTCGATACAGGGCGCGCTATGCCACACCCGGCGGCATTGTCGAACCGGTACCTTTCGGCGGTCGATACTCTCGACTGCAGTACGGGACGTTCAGATCCACGACATAAGCATTCCGCCTTGTTAAGATACTTCCAGAGGTGAACATGACGCGCATCGACTACATCAGCTTCGACCGCCCGCAGGTCGGAGATATCTACCACCGCTACAGTCTCAACAGTCTCTTCGAGGAAGCGATGATCATCAGTGTCATCGGCCCCGCTGATGACCAGGACCAGTGGACGGCAGTTCTCATGACTCGCAACGGAGCTGAGTTCTCGTCTTCGGGCGCGGACTACCGCAACAAGTTCGACTGGGTGCCGCATACGTGGATTTACGATGAGTTTCAGCGCGCATGGATCGACCCGAAGTCCGAGTCTACCGAAGAAGGTGCGCAGGCACAGACGCCCGAGGCGTTCAACCCAGCGAAGATTCCCGGCCCTGTCGAGGGTGAGCGGTTCATGACCTGGCGTGCTCGTGTGCTCAAGGAGATTCCGCTGCTCAAGAACAACAGTGAAGCGAAGGCGATGCTGTCTGCTGTCTGGAGGACTCGGGAACCAGGCGTGTCCGCGAAGTAGCGTACGGGAGTCGTAGATGGCGGGCCCAGCCCAGCAGCAGACTCGTAGACTGGTTGTGCCTCCTGGCGAGGCGCAGCGCTATTACTCGGCTGCGTCTTTGGCGTTCAAGGTACAGAACTTCACGGCAACCCCGGAAGGGACGATCACTTCGGTGCTCGGACCTACGGCATATGAGCCGCTCCGGGACTACTCGGCCCATATCGGGTCGGACTATGTGACGGCCATCTACGCCAGCGATACGCCGCATGGCATCTTCCAGACGAACCTGCAGGGTGGTCTGGTGGACATGTTGGTCATCCGCGCAGGCTCGAAGATTTATCGTCATGCCGGCTGGTACCGGGGCTGGGAGATCCTGCTCACAGGTCTCTCGAGCGAGAATCGTCCAAGATTCCCCGACCAGTTCACGGTTCTCAACGACCTGGTCATCTGGACCAATGGCATCGACCGTCCCCAGGCGATTGCTTCGGACGGCTCTATCGCGAACCTGGGCTTTGCCGAGATTCCTGCGCCTCCTGACACCGCAGGCCCGATGAGTCATCTCCACGACACTGCCAACTTCCCGAACTACTACGGGTACAGCTGGCCCGGTCGCATCGGGACTGTGGGTGATGTGCTCAATGGTCAGAGTGGTTCGCTGTTGTCGGGTGCCTGGTACTACTACCTTCGCTACGAAGACAGCTACGGCAACCTGTCTGCCCCTTCTCCGGCAAGTCGCCCTGTTGTTCTGGACACGCTGAGTGCGAGCCCGAATAATGGGACTGGTAGAGGTTGGGGGTCGTTGTTGGGAGAAGAGGATTTCTACGACGCAGAGCTGGCGGACCTGACTCGGCAGTTTGCGGTGATGCTGCCCGAGGGACCGGACGAGTGTGTGGCGATGCACGTCTATCGGACGCCAGACACCAAGCACGTCAGCACGATTCCCCGGTTCCTCACACGGGTTCCGAACAAGCGGGCGATGACCTACCCCGACAACATGGCGGACTCAGACCTGGGTTCCGAGATGGATTCTGGTGTCGTGGTTCCGGTTTTCCGGGTCATGTGTACGCACCAGGGACGACTCGTCATCGCGAACACCCTGGAAGACCCGGGCATCGTCAGGCGCAGTGACCCGGGGTTTCCGGGCACATTCTCTTCGACGGAGTTCGTCTACCCCGACAGTGGCGGTGCCGAGGTTACAGGGGTCGCTTCGCATGATGGGGCACTCCTCGCGTTTACCGAGAACAGCGTCTACTCTCTGCAGGACTTCTCGGTACCCGTTCCTCTGGCGCAGGGGGTGGGGTGTGTCGCTCCGAGCTCTATCAGGGCGATGGCGAACGGGGCGCTCATCTGGTTGGCTCGAGATGGCTTCTACGCGATGACGGGGGGAGCCATCAGCAAAGTCAGCACCCCTATCGACCGCACGGTACGCAACTACCTCAACCGTGGCCGTCTCGGCATGTCTGCTGCTGCCTATGATTCGGCCAGTGGAGAGTATCGGTGTGCGGTTCCTCCTGCAGGTGAGCAACACAACACGCTCATTCTCTGCTTCGATGGCGCGCACTGGCGTAGACAGAGGCTGGATCTGCACATTGCAGACTTCACTGCGACGAATGACTGGAGACAGTACTTGTTGGGGCTGGGTCACAAGAAGATCTCGGATAGCTCGAGCAAGCTATGGGACTCTACTCGAGTCGAGACCTATGTGATGGATCGCTCTACGAAGCACGGAGTCACCACGGCGGAGGACATTATCTATCGCTCTGCGTGGTTGCGGGGCGACGAACTCGGTTTACTGCCCATCAACGTACGCTCTATGTTCGTAGGCATGATCGATGCCTGGAACGACGATGTGACTATCAAGTTCTACCGCAACGGCTCCTGGGCTGAGCATGTCTCGATGACGGACCTCAAGTCGATTGGGGTCAACGATGACTCGGGTGTGGTGACTGATGTTGCCGGGGCCGCAGTGCTTGGGACGTCCAAGGTGCATGATCCCAGGCTGTTCTGGCGTCAGATCCCGGCAGGGCTCGAGAACGTCAACTCGTGGGCATTCGAGATCTCGGCGACTCGCCCGACTCGCCTGCACCTGGCGTCGTTCGCATTCGACATCAGTGCCGCCACCAGTGGAAGTGTGAAGGGCCGCATCCCGCTTCGCAGTGATACGTAGGTGACAGCATGAGTTACATCTTCCCCAAGCGCAGACTCCGCGACAAGGACGTGCTGGATCCGACCGAGCTGAATGAGGACGTTGCGCCTGCGGCAGAGCTCTACTCGGGAAAGCTGAACCAGCACAACTTCGAGACCGGTATCGAGCCGACTATCGCCAGTGAAGCCTACTGGAAGGTCTACCATCAGCAGCAGCACCAAGCTCCTGGGTGGAACACTTACAACAGTGGTACTAGGATGGACGAAGATCGAACCAACGGGATGCAGATCCCGAATGACGGCAGCTGGGCTCCAGTCGACGACATCACTCAGACGCTGACAACAACAAGCTCCAACCTGTGGATTCTCTCACAGGCACAGTATTTCTGGGTGGGTTTTCAGCTAAACAGTGGTGTCGCCATCCCTGGGTCCGCCGTAAGGCATGCGCACAGTCTTGGAACAAGACCCGCTCGAGTGCAGTTCGCGATTCGGGTCAACGGGAGCATTGTCGAGGGGACCACGACAGGTAAATCCGATGTCTATGAGACGGTGCCTCGACCTTGGAGACCCACAGACAATAGCCGTACTTTGTCTGATGACAAGGCAGGACCGGGCTCAGACTACACAGAGGATACAACGGCTCTCGGCCCTGAAGTTTTTCCTGTCCGTGTGATGGCGGTTTATCCGGTGCCCCCAGGAACGCACACGGTTGAGATGGTCTGTCGAAGACTCGCAAGAACTTCAGACGTAAGCCCTTATGCGATGAAAGATCGAGTTTACATTTATAACCGTCAGCTTGCTGTGGTCGATCTTCCGACATACGCAGCTGCGGCGACGACATTCTCTTTCGTAGACGCCCCCGCGTTTGAGGCGGAAGATGTAGTCTCTGCCGAGTCTCTGGGGACTGACCGCATCGACGCGGTAAGAGAGAAGCTCAATAGTGTCGAAGCAGGAGCGGCTGCTCGAGGTGCTTTCAACCACTATCACTTGCCGTCGATGATGGGCTCTGCGACTCAGCAGAAGACGCAGCCGACATCGGGATCACTCAGTGTAGGCATGAAAGCTGGGTACCCGGGATTTGGTCAGAGTGTGTTCTACCCGGACAGTTCCGACCCAAACATGGGCTGGATGCAAGTCAGTGATGGTGCAGGTACGTATCTCCAGAGCGATGCCATCACGATTACCGAGGACTCCACACTTATTGTTCTTGGAAATGTGCAACTGTTTGATGTCGGGGGCACTAAGCAAGGGGTCTCTTCGGGTGGGCTCGCTTTTAAAAAAGCGTATGGGGCATACGCCTGTTTTTGCCTTGGCTATAAGAAAAGTGGTGACGCGGCACCAACGATTGCACGTGCCACGGAGTCTTATATCAATTCGTTCAACACTAGCTGGGGAGACTTGGCGATCAACCCTGGATCTTACGATATTTCTGGGAGTGACGAGTACACTGGCCCTGCTTTGAGCAACGGCGCAGAGTGTGTCAACGTACCGTTGATGTGGGTCATGAAGTTCGGCCAAGGTGAGACGTTCAGTTTCAGCGATGCTCTGGACTACATCACGATTTTCGGATCGAGTCGGATAGACGGGTTTCACTCTGCAGCGGATCTACCCGATGTTGAAATAGGTCGAGCGAACTTGATTGTCCTTCACTTGAAGAAGGGGAGTTGACGTGGCTGGAATTCCTACCTCGTACACGTACACGGATGGCAGTGAACTCGACACAGACGGCCACAACACGAATGTGTACAGCACGGATTCCAGTGGTGAAGGTATCATGTCAGAGGCGAATGGCGGCCTCGACGGAGCAAATCTCGACGCTGGATTCAAGGTCTACGCCGAGCACATCCAACCAGGTGAGGTCACGCAGGCTGCGCAGGAAGCGCATGTTGAAACCGTCGACTGCTGGCAAGATGTTTTTGCCCGCGCACCCGCGCAGTCCAACGATGTAGTCACAGTCACCGTAGACAACTGCGTACCTGTGCCGGGTTGCGGCATCAGGTTCTATCAACCGTACGCAGCCTCATACGCCCTGCTTTCGTTTTCGTTCTTTGTCTCGAATCACCGAGCCATCACAGGGACGAATGCGGGCTCTCCGTCTGAGCCTGTGTTCAGTCTGGATTCAAGCGACGGACTTCTCCGCATGGGCGTTTTCGCTTGTCTCGATGGTACCATAATCGACCACACACGTCGACGTCTTCCCAAGACGAATGCGATTTATGGTTACTCTGGTCCTGCACTCTTGCTTCCGGGTACGACAGGGGAAAAACGAGCGTCTGTCTGGTATGATATGTGTCACCTCGAGAGCAGTTTGAGCAAGGGCTACCATGACCTTCAACTGTATCTTTATATGGAAGAACTCGACGCTTCTCAGAATCTTACGGTGTCTCGCGGAAAGAGTGTTGAGATCGTTGCTCGATTCTATCAGCGATGTTCCTTCGGAGTTCGTAGTGCTCGGGTCTTATCCTTCCTGTAGAGTTATACTGATCTACGAGGTGTGAGATGGCCGATAATCCTTTAACCGGTGCCACGATACAGGAACCAGAAAAAGACGCTGCGACGGGCGGAACCGCCGCGTTGACAGGTGCCGCTCCTGCACTCACTGCATTGGGCAAGAGTGCCTTAGATATTGGCAAGGTAGGAGCCGCACAGGCACTGGCTGCTGCCCCCGCGTACTTCTCCAAGCCTGCTCGTGAGTCTCGTGCAGAGTATCGGGACCTTCTCGACGCACAGAAGGCGGGCAAGCTCGGCTGGACGCCCCAGCAGAAGCGCCAGATGATGGGAGAAGCTCTTCGGGCGAGTCAGGCTTCGACCAAGGACATCGAGGCGAAGCTTCGACGCGAAGCGGCTGCGCTGGGTGGTACGGGTCGGTCTGGTCGTCCGCAAGAGGTTATCGCGAAGATTGCCAAGCAGGCGCTGGAGGTCATCCCCCAGGTCGCTGCCAAGGCTGAACTTCTCTCGCAGCAGCAGACCAAGGACCTCACAGGCAAGATCAGTCAAATGACGGAGTCGAGGCGCAGAGAGCTCAAGGAAGACTTGACTCAGGGAATGGCGCTGGCGCTGAAGGAAGGGGCGCCTACGACCGAGGAAAAGGCGGAGGAATACGCCAAGTTCAAGGCTGTACTTGATGCGTTAGAGGCCCAAGAGGCAGAGACTGCATAGGGAGTAGCGACGATGAGCTTCTGGGACGACTACATGTTGATACACGGATGGTCGGCCCGGAGTGCGTCCACGCCCACGAGTGAAGCCGAGCACCTGAAGTTCGAGGGTGTTCTTGTCACTCAGCTTGCTAACTTGGAGAAGGGCATCAACACAGCCTTCTCACATGAGCGCATCGCGCAGTTGAAGGCTGGGGCGAAGATTCGCGCCGAACGTATCCGGGCCGAGACCAATCTCGCGAAGGTCGATGTCACTGACCGCAACGGTGTTCGCAGTGCCATGGCTCGGATGCATTCGGCTCTGGTCAGGACACAAGATGACCTCCAGAAGTCGGCGACACATAGGAATGAAGTGCTTATCAGCGCGTCTGTCAATGCGGGTCGACGGGGCATCGGTCCCGGCTTTGACGCATTTTTCAACGACAAGTCTGGAACAGCCGCGTCTCCGGGCAGTCGATTGCGTACGAATGAGACGACGGCGACGTGGGAGACCCTCATCGACCGAATCGGTGACGACAAAGTCAGAATCACCGAAGACGGAGGCATCGAGATCGCTGAAGGCACCGGGATGGGCCCCGGCTTGATCGCGAGGATTCAGGATTTCCACAATCATTATCAACGGCTCAAGCAGAATCAGACCACGTTGCTCAGTGACGTCAGGTCAGACATCGCTGAAGTCGACGCTGAGATGGAGACTGTGAGCCGCGACGTGGGAGATGCGGAAGTCGCGGCTGCCCTGGGTAGAGTTCGGTCGATTGCGACAAGAGCGAACAACGCCATTGACGAGTCTCCTCTTTCAAGTGGTGAGGCGGCTGCAGAAGAGCTCAACGAGTTCTACGAGAAGACCAAGCTTCAACAGACGCTGATGGCGCGCCTGGAGGATATACAGTCGACGGCTGGGGGAGACCCGAAGCGCGCACTGCTCAAGCAGTTCGTCGGTCGGGACGCAGCACAGCAGTGGGCCAAGGATCGGGGACTGTCCATCGGATACGTCGATGATGCCGGTAACTACGTCGCGGGTCGACACGACATGCGGGCTGCCATGCAGTTTGGGTGGGAAGCCACTCGAGGTGTGGCTGAGGGAGGCAAGCAGGCTCGGTACGGTGTCGGCATGCGCCGTCCCACCGACGAGTGGGTCAGAGTGACAATGGGCTACAGCCCAGAAGACCAGGAGACGTTCCGCCATAGCGATGGCGGCTATGTCATGCGAGACGGTCAACCTGCTACCGAGGCTGAGCTC